CCCTGTCCATCTAGCATCAGGCACAAGAAAAGGTATCCCCTCCTTGACTCTATTCTCAAATCCACTAGCCTCACATCCTCGCTTGTGAGATCCACTGGCTCTAGGTAAGAGTCCTTGGCAGGCCCTCCTTTAGATTCCCACGACTTCGGGTTCATTCTCTCTTTTATGTGGGTGACCACGTGCACCCACTTGTCCTTGTTGTAGAATGCCAAGTCGGTGCCCACAACTTCTGCTTCAGCATTCAGAATGGGGTTCCATTCGACTGCCTCTTCAGACCTCCGTCCTATTGTTATGGGTGACTTGGAGAATTTCATTTTCTTGATATCAGCCGAGAAAAGTGCGTTGGACCTCCCGGATGAGAACATCTGAACTTGAATCAGATAGAGTCGCTGAAAGAGGTCTGCACTTGTTGAATAATCTGGCATGTCCCCACCTGACTGGAAGTGGCCAGTAACTAGAGATGTCAAGTCTATCCTGCTGAATATTTTCTTCTCTATTCTTAGAGCATCCCTATCTATGGCCAGATCGAGTATCGACTGTTTTCTGAGCTGAGAATCAGTGATTTTGCTCAATTTCTCAGCGCTTATCAGAGATATGATTCTCTTAGCTCTGTCTCGGATGCTTTTCATCTCATGGTACGACGTTTCTGTTGAATATAGAAGTCTTGACCCTTCCATAAAGTTCGACTTCATCAAAATTTCGACCAAGTGGTTAGATTGCTCGCTCTCCATTATTGAGACCTTGAAGTCCTTGTCTTCTGATGAGTACTTCGAGAGTCTGCTCTTGAGTATGGTTTCCATGGTCATGAATATTTCTGGCCGAATAGTGGACGTTCCTCCGAAAACAATTGGTAGCCATTTGGAGTTGAAGTCCTGTATCATGGTGGTCATGAAATCACTACTGCAAAACTGGAGATTGACTTTCCAGTCCACTATCTTCCTGTTTATGGGTATAACACCGAAGTTGTGTTTCCCCTCCACAACCTTGAAAGACTTCAAAACTCTTCGACCACTGTCAATTCTCTCTCTTATCAACTCATATTGTATGGCTATTTTCTCGATCACCACCTCAGAGTCTCCGATCACTATTTCGTTCCTGTGGTGTATGTCCAAGGAGAGGAACTTCTCTGCGCAGTCCAGCAGTTCTTTCCTGCTGACTTTGGTGTCTGAGAGGAGAGCTGACATGAGAGGTGAGTTCACCATGTAGACCTTTGCATCCAAGGGCGTCTGAGGGATTATATAGCGCAATGCAGACCCCAGCTGAGACTGAGATGCCATCTCCCTCTGAGCACATGACATCAAACACCTCAACAATGATCCCCCAAAGTTGTTGTATGTGAGGGGTATGAATGATTGTTCTGGAACCGACCTTAGAACTTCCATCACCCGTCTTTGGGACCTGTTGGGCCTTTGCAAGAGATGAACCACTCCTGACCTCGACATTGATAGGATCGGTGTCTTCTCCAAGGTTTCCTCATCGTTGATTTCAACTGGTTTGTCTGGTTGCATGGCCATCATGAACTCTGCAGCTATCCTGTAATCTCTTGTGCACGTGTGGTCGTAGTTGTCCACCATGCACGAGAATAGAGGTCCCAAACAGTTTATCACAGGATGAATCCTCACCATCCCGCCGATCTCAAGCGGTATTCTGAACACGTCCTCACCCATTTTCCTAAAAAGGGGTAGGGTTTGCATCTGAATCATCGTCAGGTGAGTGTTGAGTAGCTGCACCCATGTTGATCCCACCACAGACCCTTCATTCCTGAT